CACGAACGAGCTATGACAGCACCAATTGAAGACGGTGGTGATTTAGAAAAACGTGTAAGGAGAGCAGGATTATGAGCAATTGGTTTAATAAACTTTTAAATAATGCAGGCATCACAAAGAAGATTGATGAGCCGACAGTAGAGCCTTCAGCAGAAGATGTAAGACGTGCGGCACTTGAAGCAGAAAAGGTTGCCGCTACTAAAGCAGGTCAACCTTGGGTTGCTGTATTAGATACACAAGTTAATAAAGACAACATTCGAAACGGATTCTTTGAACTTGACTGGAACAACGAATTTATCGAAGAACTTCTTGATGCAGGATATCAAGGCGAATCGAACGAACAAATTGTTGATCAGTGGTTTAGAACTATTGTTAGTCAAATGCTTCAAGAAGAAGGACAAGATCCTAAAACTGAAGCAGGGTATATTAACGTAGTACCTATCGATAAAGGCAAATCAGAAGTATCTTAGTGCTTGACAACAGCCAGATTTGGTGTTATAATAGTATTATAAATTACGCAAAGGCGAACTAATGGCAACATATATTCTAGTAGATACAGCTAACACATTTTTCCGTGCAAGGCATGTAGTACGTGGCGACATTGATACTAAGGTAGGCATGGCTATGCATATTACACTTAACAGTGTTAAGAAGGCATGGCAAGACTTTAACGGCACACATGTTGTGTTTTGCTTAGAAGGTCGTAGCTGGCGTAAAGACTTTTACGAACCTTACAAGCGTAACAGACAAGTTGCACGTGATAAGATGACTGTAACTGAGTCAGAAGAAGATACAGTGTTTTGGGAAATCTTTGACGAGTTTAAAGACTTTGTTAGCGACAAGACTAACTGTACTGTTATGCGACACAAACAACTAGAAGCAGATGATCTTATTGCAGGTTGGGTACAAGCACACCCTAATGACAAGCATGTTATTATTAGTACAGATGGCGACTTTGCACAACTTATTGCACCTAACGTAACACAGTATAGTGGCATACAAGACTTAACTATTACACACGAAGGTTACTTTGATAAGAAAGGTAATCCTGTAATAGACAAGAAAACTAAATTAGAAAAGCCTGCACCCGATCCTGACTTTATGTTGTTTGAAAAGTGTATGCGTGGCGACACTAGTGATAATGTATTCAGTGCATATCCAGGTGTACGTAAGAAAGGCACTAAGAACAAAGTAGGCCTTATTGAAGCATACGAAGATAAGAGTACAAAAGGTTACAACTGGAATAACATGATGCTACAGCGTTGGACTGATCATGAAGGTGTAGAACATCGTGTACTAGATGACTATCAACGTAATGTTGTGCTATGTGATTTAACAGCACAACCTGCAGAGATACGTGCTATTATAGATGAAACAATTAACGAAGCAACAGATAATCCTAAGGAAATAGCACAAGTTGGTATGCGTCTTATGAAGTTCTGTGCTAAATGGGATATGCAACGTATTGCTGATCAGGCTCAATACTACGCAGAACCTTTACAAGCGAGATATATTAAATGAGCATAAAAGCAAAAACAATACTAAAAGACAAGTTCTGGATTGTTGAAGAAGAAGGTGAGAAGTTAGGAACCTTGAGTTTCAATGACGAAAAGTTTATGTTCTCTGCAAACAACGGTGTTGCATTCTTTGAAAACAAAAAACAATTAAAAAACGAGCTTGGGCTTACTATATTTGATAAAGAGCCTTCAGTACAGTTTGAAACTGAAAAAGAAATTTATGGGTTTCCAACTAGCACTACACCTTACAATGTAATTTATGATGTACATCGTAAGTTTGCATTGTTTACTAAAAGTCGTAAGAGCAAGAGTTTATATTGTGCAGGATACTACATTATCCACTTTGACAAAGGTTGGGTAAAGAGTTTTTGTCCTAAACTAATTACATTAGAACGTTACAACTACAAAGGTCCATTTAAAAACGATCTTACTATGCGTCAGGAACTGTCAAATGCAAACCAAAAATCTTGATCCAATAAACACTTTTCCAGTACAACAGTTTATTCAAACTGTTAAGAGTGCTGACGCTAGTAGAGCTAAAGATGTTAGAATTGACATCGATACAGCAAAAAGATTAGCATTTACACTAGGAGAAGTGATGTCTCGACTCAATGGAGACATGGAACAGTTTATTAAAGAACATGTACAAACACTAGACAATGAGCCCGTAGAGGTGCAATTAGACGGTGGTACTGAGTGGAAATAAACTAGCATTTAACTCAAAAAAGAGATAAATATATACGTAGTTAATTAAGGTACGTATATATGAGCAGACCAAAGCCAAATGTTCTTTTAGAACATGTAAACAAAAAGAATTATAGATGTGAGCAAGTCTTAGATGCTGATGCTATCTGGGCCGTATTCTATAAAGATAAACCATTCAATTTAAAAAGTTCAAACGCTTTAACAAATTATCCTGGACCAAAATATAAGAAAACAAGTTTTTCTAATCCAGGGCATGCCCACAACTTAGCACAAAAACTTAACGAACTGTTTTCATGTGAAGACTTCTTTGTGTATAAATTGTCAACAGGCGAAATTGTAACTGAATGAACTGGAAAGAAACCTACACAAAGTTATTCCTAAAAGAACTAGGTAAAAGTTTTAACGACTTATCTGTTAAGGAGCATATGCCTTTGTGGTGGCATAATACACGTAGCAAGGACACTGGTGGACTTAGACTTACAGACGCAGGATTAGATGTACTTACACAAGCAGAAGTAGCAACATACGATGTACCTTATCCACATGATATGCCGATGACAACTCAAGTTATTATCTTTTTAGACAAGTTTATTGACTGTCCTTACTACATAGGACCAAGATCTATTCAAGTAACACACCAAAAGAAGGCGGTCGAACTGTCTCTTTTCTCAGGTGATCTACGTAAGTATGGACTTACTAAAGCGTTATCTCGTCAAAATAAAGACGAAAATAATTAAAAAAAACTGCAGAAAACGGTTGACATTACCCCCAATTGGTAGTATTATATATACATAAGTTAGAAATTCGCACTGATAACTAAGAGGTAATACAATATGGAAAACGTAATCACAAGAACAGTTTCGCCGAACGGCGCAAAGTCAAGCATTAATCATGCTATTCGCAAGAATCGTCCTATCTTCCTTTGGGGGCCTCCAGGCATTGGTAAGTCTGATATTGTTAGACAAATTACCGAAGACCTTGGTAACTCGCATTTGATCGACATTCGTTTGTCACTTTGGGAACCTACAGACATTAAAGGTATTCCGTACTTTGACAGCAACTCAGGTACAATGGTGTGGGGCGCACCAGCAGAACTTCCTACAGAAGAATTTGCATCACAATTCGACTATGTCGTTTTGTTCTTAGACGAAATGAACTCAGCGGCGCCTGCTGTACAAGCGGCTGCATATCAGCTGATTCTTAACCGCAGAGTTGGGCAATATAAGTTGCCAGACAATGTTGTAATTATTGCGGCTGGTAACCGTGAAGCTGACAAAGGTGTTACTTACAGAATGCCTGCTCCGTTAGCAAACCGTTTTATCCACTTAGAACTTGCTGTATCATTTGATGACTGGTTCCAGTGGGCTGTTAACAACAATCAACACAAAGACGTTGTTGGTTACTTAACATTTGCAAAGAAAGACTTATATGACTTCGATCCAAGAAGTGCAAGTCGTTCATTTGCAACACCTCGTTCTTGGTCGTTTGTAAGCGAATTGCTCGCAGACGATGTAGACGAAACCACTACTACAGATTTAGTTAGTGGGTCAGTTGGAGAAGGCTTGGCTGTCAAGTTTATGGCGCACCGTAAAGTTGCGTCTCAGATGCCTAATCCAAGTGACATTTTAGCAGGAAAAGTCAAGGAGATGGCCAGTAAAGAAATCAGTGCTATGTATTCCCTCACTGTGTCATTGTGTTATGAGCTACAAGAAGCTGATAACAAGAACGACAAAGACTTCGATAAGAAAGTTAATAACTTCCTGCGATTTTCAATGGATAACTTTGATACTGAATTAGTTGTAATGGGCATTAAGCTCGCACTTACTCAGTATTCATTGCCCATTGATCCGGACGCTGTAGATTGCTTTGATGAATTCCATGAACGTTATGGTAAGTATATTAAGGCTGCACAGGGTTCTTAAGAATAGAAAGGGCGGGTTAATACTCGCCCTTTCACCTTTTCTGGTTGACAACACCAAGAAATCTTGTTATAATATATATATAAACTTAGAAAGGACATAGCACATGAGCGTAGAAGGTAAAAAGAACTGGTCACCTAATCCAGACATTACTGAATCCGAACTTAAAGTAATGCGTGAAGATGTACTTGATCGCATTATTGTTGCACGAGTAGGACTTCTTCTCAAGCATCCTTTCTTTGGTAATATGGCAACACGCCTTAAAATCCAAGCCGCAGACGACTGGTGTCCTACAGCAGCCGTAGATGGCAGAAACTTATTTTTTAACACTCAGTTCTTTAATGCAATGGACAATAAAGAAATTGAGTTTGTTATTGCACACGAAATTTTACATTGTGTATTTGATCACTTAGAACGTAGAACTTGGCAAGGCCGCAACTTAGATGCTATGCTGTCTAATATTGCACAAGACTACGTTGTAAACAATATTCTTGTAAGAGACAGCATTGGTACTAAGCCTAAAATTGTTGACTGTTACCAAGACTTTAAATACGAAGATTGGTCTTCAGAAGAAGTTTATGACGACCTATTTGAAAAGTATGACGAAGAACAACTTAACGCATTAGGCGAATTACTTGACGAGCACATTGACTGGACCGACGGTGACGGTGACGAAAATGGTTCATCTGGTAAAGACGGCAAAGATGACGGCAAAGGTAAAGACGGTAAAAAACCTACTTACTCTAAAGAAGAACTTAAAAAGATACGTGACGAAATAAAAGAGAACATGATAACAGCCGCACAGAGTGCAGGTGCTGGTAATGTTCCTAAAGGTGTCGAACGTATGATCAAAGAGCTTACAGAGCCTAAGATCAATTGGCGTGATCTGCTTCGTCAGCAAATTCAATCAACAATTAAAAGCGACTATACATTTAGTCGTCCTTCACGTAAAGGTTGGCACACTGGTGCTATATTGCCTGGAATGAACTTCCAAGATACTATCGACTTATGTATTGCAATCGATATGAGTGGTTCAATTGGCAATGATCAGGCAACTGATTTCTTAACTGAAGTAAAAGGTATTATGGACGAGTACAAAGACTATGCAATTAAATTGTGGTGCTTTGATACTGGTGTATATAACGAAGAAGACTTTACTGCCGCAGAAGGCCAAGATTTGATGTCATATGAAATCTTAGGCGGTGGTGGTACTGACTTTATGTGTAACTGGACATACATGAAAGACCAAGGCATTACGCCTAAAAAGTTTTTAATGTTTACTGACGGTTATGCATGGGATAGCTGGGGAGATCCCGACTACTGTGATACAGTGTTTATTATTCACAGTAATCATAATAAAGAACTATTAGCCCCATTTGGAGTTACAGCTCATTATGAAGCTCAAACAGCCTAACCCTTTAAACTACTTTAAGGTACGCAGCACTCAATATTTGCCTAGGCATTTTGAAGTTGTTAGTTTACCTATTTCCTACAATATGGAAAGTAGTATTGAAAAGTGGATATTTGAAAATTTGAAAAATAGATATTATGTTTCACGAGAAAAGACTCGTACCTTTGGACATAGTAATATTAAAGTAGGATTTGAAGATCCAAAAGAAGCAAGTTATTTCATGTTGGCGTGTCCACATCTGAAGTACAAATAAATAAAGTACGCATATATATTAATATAGGAGAATATAAATTATGAGCGACGAAAACAAAACAGAAGCACCTGCTACTGAACAACAACAAGCACCTGCACCAGATCTTACTGTACAGGATCTGACAGCAATGAAATCAATTATTGATGTTGCATCAACTCGTGGCGCTTTTAAGCCTAACGAAATGACTACTGTCGGTACGGTGTATAGTAAATTAGAAGCATTCTTAAACGCTGTACAAGCACAACAAGAAGCTAACACGGAAGCACAAGAGGCTCCAACAGGAGAATAATATGAAACATATTGGTAGACAAATTAATCCAAAAAGACGTTGCGTAGTAGCGTATAGAGTCGTGCCTAAAGAAGCAGATCAATGTTTAGTTGTATTCACTGACAGTCTTGAATCAGACGCACATGATGCGTTAATGAACTTGGTTGAAAGTAATGCAGGTCAAACAGCATACGAACTCGCAGAAGCAATGGATAGAACTCAATTACCAGATGGTAGAAACATGCTTAGAGCATTTGCCGGAACCGGTAAGTTATCAAAGATGCCAACTGATAAAATTGAAATGACTCCAGACATGCAGAATACTGTTACGTTGTCAGAACTTAATAATGCTATTGCAACACAAAAAGGTGTTACAGTAGAAGACTTAGCTCTACAACCTCAAGACAAAGGTTCTGAAAAGTCTGAGACAACACCACAACCTGTGATTGCAGAAGCACCAGTTGCTCCATCATCTAACGATGTTTTAAGTGACGAAGACTTAGCAGCACAATACCGTTCTCAAGCAGATACTTTATTTAAAGAAGCGAAGCGTTTAAGAGAACAGGCGGAAGATCTAGTACCTACTAAGAAAAGTAGTAAGAAGTCCGCCGCAAGTGCCTAAGAAGAAGAATAAACTCAGCAAACAAGTTATTGACAAATGGCCTGAAGTACTCGGTAATATCGACATAAAAGTTGTTCCTACTGAATACATTAAGGCCGTTGAAGTCACATTCACAGACGGTAAAATATGGGTTATAGAAAATGATCCTAAACTTCCAATAGGCGAAAATGCAGAAGCGTTCGAACAAAGTATGGAAGACCTTATGCAAGAATACGAAGATGTACTACAAAGTGTGAACTTTGTGGTAGATATTGAACGTGTAAAGAAGGATATTACCAAACGTACAAAGATATTTATGAAGAAAAGAAAATAACTCTTTTATGATAAATATATATGTAAACTTAAATCATTGGGAGTTATAACAAATGGCATTGCGATTAAGAAGAGGCACAGATGCACAAAGATTGACACTAGACGGTGTAGCTTTGCCGGTGCCAGCTGAAGGCGAATTAATATACACAACAGATACTAAGAAACTTTATGTAGGCGATGGTGCTACAACAGGTGGTATTGCTGTTGACGTTGCTAACTCTACCTTAAGTGTTGATGATTTAAGCGATGTAGATATTACTTCTGTTGCTCCAACAGCAGGGCAAAGCCTTGTATGGAACGACAGTGATAACGAGTTTCAACCAGGCGATGCAACTATACTATCAGATAAATCAATTAATGCACTACTAGACGTAGATACAGCATCTAATGTACCTACTGTAGGACAAGTATTAAAATGGAACGGTACAAAATTTGTTCCAAATGACGATCAATCAGGTGGCTTAGTTGTAGGTGCTACTTACCAAATTAACATTACAGGTGATGTTACAGGTGATGTTACAGGCGATACAGCAGGTACACATACTGGTGCAGTAACTGGTAATGTAACTGGTGACTTAACTGGTGATGTAACTGGTTCAGTATTTGCTGATGATTCAACTACAGTTATTGATGGACTCAACGGACAAGTATTAGGTAACGTAGTTAACTCTACTGTTACAACACAAGATGTTAATACTGCTATTTTAAGACTTTCGGGCATAGACTCAACAGGTAATAATAAAGCTGGTATTAAGATTACTACGGACGGAAACGCCGATGATGGTTATTCACTTTTTGACATTGATGCAGCTACAGAATCCGATGTAGGTTCTTCAGTTGTTTTTACAAAATCAAGAGGTACACACGCATCTAGAGCAGCTGTACAAGACGGAGATGAAATATTAGGTATTAACTATTTTGGTTATGACTCAGCTAATAATCCGGGCGCAGCGGCTGTTATCCAAGTAGCTGTAGACGGTACTCCTACAGCAGGTTTTGTACCTGGAAGTATTGTATTTGGTACAACTAATCCAGTAACAGGCACAGTAGCCGCACTTACATTAAATGCACAACAGACCGCTGTATTTGGTGGTGCAGCAACATTTGCTAATATGACAACTGGTGTTCGAAATGCACTAACACCGGCAGCTGGTATGGTTGTGTTTAATACTACAGAGACAAAATTACAAGTATACACAGGTATAGCCTGGGTAGATCTACACTAAGCAAACGTACTTACTTGACAGGTATGGAAGTTTAACGCACTAGCGTTTACTCCGTAATGCATTTCGTGTCCTGTAAACCTCCACACATCACCAGCACCCCATTTAGTTATACTAGTATCTTCAAACCCAACGTACTGTCCAAACACCCAATCTTCTAAGAATATTAAGTAGCGATAACAGTCGTCAAGCTCTACATTATGCTCCTGTCGTAGCGTATAAAAGGTGTCTTTGTGCGTTGGTAGTATGACATTGGGCAATATGCAAGTCCAGCTTACAGACGCTGTATGAGCGTCTAAGACGTCTTTAAATTGCTGTATATTGGGTAACTCTTCGTTAAAACTTTGTAGTAAATGGCCAGTATTATAGTCACCTTTATCTAAGTGATCAAAGTTTTTTGCGGACCAATCTACTTTTCTAGCATAGGTATGTTCAGCTAGATCTTTCTTCCAAAAATTTGGAATAGTAGTTATGTAATTAGGCATCGCTAACCCTTTCTATTTTTTGTATACTAAAGCCGTTTCTATTTTTATAGAATAACTTATCTTTGAAATCTTTATTATTTGGCCAACGATACTTATTACTGAATGTATAAGTTACTGGCTGTTTTACTAGTTCCTGATCGCCAACAATATACTCTGGTATATTGTAATCAAACATTTCTTCATGTACATCATGTCTACCCATGTTTGTAACCCACAGTGTATTCATATGTATTACTTCTTCAAGTAAGTCGTCTTCAAGATCACTAAAATATGTTCTTGCCCAATCAGATATTATTTGTTGTACCTTGTCTCTATTTTCGTGCCATTCTATTTGATTAAGAACTACAATTACATTGTCGTTGTCAAATACTGTATCACTAGATGTATTCCAAAAGAAACTTTTAAGTTCAGCTTCTTGTTTATTGTATAAATCCATAAAGAACGGATCTTTGCTTATACATTGTTCAAATAGATCTTCATAGAACTGTAAGTAAGAAAGGTTTTTATATTTACGAGCAAATCTAGCAAGAAGTTGTGTCCATGCATAATGATGGAAGTGTAGTACTAGCCAACTAAACATCCAAGAATCTATGTATTCTTGTCTTGTCATAAATTCACTAGCAATAACATAATTGTGTCTTTCTGGTATAAGAGAAGGTTGTTTTTTAGTTACAACAGTAAACGTAAACACTTCGTAATTAAATTGTTTTACCTGCTGAGCAAATGCACTATTCTTTAATACTTCCAATGGGTGAATATCAATATGATGATGACATCCTGCTTCTACCGCAGCACATAATCCTTTCTTCCACGTTTGTAATGTTTCAAAAGGTAATCCTAAAATAAATTCAGTATAGTATGCTACATCTTGTTTTTCGCATTGTGCATACATGTCTGCTAATTTAGACATTTCCATATTTTTGCGTTCGATACTATCAAGTGTTTCTTCATTCATACTTTGTACACTAAGCGTAAATCCTTTGTTTAGATTTACATCTTCAAGTATTTTAGCAAGACCAATCATTTTTTCAGCAGCATTTTTATACCATGTAGCACTTACATTATGAGGAAAGTCTGTATCTTTTTTACATTTTACAATGTAGTCAACTATTTCTTTATCTCTTTCATAGAACACACCAAAGTTAGCATCTGCAATATGAACGTATTCAATACCATTGTTTACTATCCAGTCCCATTCTTTGTATACTTTATCAAGATCAAATTTTGTAATTTTACTTTGTGTTAGACTTCCCCAATCACAAAAACTACATTTAAATGGACAACCTCTATTTGTTTCAATACAAGTAGCCCACTTTGTTGCAGGATTTTCATCAACTATTTTTTGTAGAATATTACTATCTGTAAATGGACTAGGTAAGCCTTCTAGTTGTACTCTACGTGCAACATGGTATATTGGTTTTACATCATCCTCTAAATAGTCTTTAAGAAGTGTATGTAGAGATACTTCGCCTTCATTAATTACTACAGTGTCAACATGCGGATTAACTAACAAAAAGTTACTTGCTGTTTCGTCTACTTGCGGGCCACCAAATACAATGTGTACATTTGGCCAACGCTCTTTAATTAGTTTAGCAAGTTCTAGATTATAATTATCATTCCACAAGTAATGACTAAACAAACAAACATCAGGATCTTCCATTCTGTCTATTACGTCTTTAAATTCTTCTCGCTTAAAAATACAATCCTTAACATGAAAGTTATTTTTTATCTCATCAAACTGTTCGACATATGCCCATATAGATGCTACACTATAAGGTAGCCATAGACTAGTATATTGTCCATGCCCCATCTGGTAATTGACTTGAAAGAGGTATACGTTTTTCATTTAAGGTAATTTAAAATCCTGAATATTTAATGTTTGAATTAGTTCATGTGTTTGCTGTTTATATCTTTCTGCATATTCGGGCAAATGATCAAATGGATACCAAGGACTATCTAAAAGATTTGAAGGATCATATTGTATTCTATATGCTACTCTGTCAGGATGTCCGGGATCTTTTCTTCTATGAAGTGTTACACTATTATCAAACAATAATAATTCGTTGTCAGTTTTATACTTATGGTCATAAATGTACTTGTCAGTAAACACTTGATTATCTATAATTTTAAAGATCTTATCACTTTCTGTTTGACTCATACCTTTAATGCCTGTTGCTGTATTAGTTGTGTAGTGCAAGCCTTTGTGTCCGCCTGGACTAGTTAATACTAAAGGAACTTCTGCATCAGGATGGTAACAAAATTCCATCTGTAACATGTTACCCATTTCTTTGTCTGTAAGTTCAATATCATTAATACCGCCCGGAATATAGTTATGTATAACAACCATCTCATCTAATTCACTACGGAAACTTTCACTAAAGTCATTGTATGCATCAACACTCTGTACAAATCCAGTTGTACTTCCTATCATATGTTGTCCGCCTAACAATGCTACTTCTGGCGAAAATGTAATTTCACTAGACTCGTTACTATGCCAATGCAATTCACCAGACGAAAAAACACCAAGTGCATTACCATCTTCATCCTTGCGTCCTGTTATTCTTGTTAGGAAGTTGCCGCCTTCAGTTTGTTCTACAAAGTGTTTTTTGTAGCTCAGATAGCTACGGTCTTGTGGAGTAACATTAAACCGATCAAATGCGTTTTCGTCTTTAGGATCAAAGTCTTCTCCGTATTTGATTTTAAAATGTGCTCTAGAATTTCGTGTTCCTTTAAATGGACCAAACTCTCGCATACGCGAATTAAACTGGTCTTTGGTAATATTAACATTTCTTAATATTGTTACAAGACCATTTAGATGTAATTTTCCAATTTCAAGCCACTCTTCGGAGGTGAGGTTGTCAAAATCTACATCATCAATATAGCGTCCAAAAGATCCAAGTCCTGGAATATTTGATACCTTCATCTGCGTTCCTTTCTAATAATAATACTTATCATCGTTTTCACACCAGCAAAACATTTTCGAAACATGACAATAAATAGTTATGTGCTTACATTACCCGAACTTAGTTTATATATTAGCCATACATGTGATATCGGCTGTGATAGTTGTTTTACTTATAACAACTTAAATTGGGGCGGGCATTTCAAACCTGAAGGTCATTTAGAGAAACTTAAAGGCAAAGTTGATTTTGAAACCATTACAATTCTTGGTGGAGAACCTACTACTAATCCGCATCTAAATGAATGGATGACACTAGTAGACATAAACTGGCCTTTTCACAAAGACAAATGGATAGTAACAAACGGACGTAAGTTATCTAACATACCAAGTAACTGGAATGAAAGAGGATGGCAACTTGAAATATCTGCACATTCGCCTGCTGATTTAAAATCTGTGTTTGAATGGTTTGAAAAAGAATATCCTAATATAACATATGAAAAATTTACAGAACAACATGAAGATGGTGATACACATTATTACATGCGTAATGGTATTGATGGACCAGTGGTTGGTAAGATTTCTGAAGCATGGTTTTTCTATAAAGAAAGTCTAATAGCAAAACCGGGCGAAGTTCTTACATGGGATAGATTAGTTGATGCAGAACAAGCTCATGCAAATTGTATTGCACGAGAATGTATGTATTTCTTAGAAGGACGCTTTTACAGATGTGCTAGACAAGCTCTACTTCCGCAACTAGCAAAAACATTTCAAATAGATGCACAGTACAGAGAGTTAGCATCACAAGACTTAGGTTGTACAGTAGAAGAATTTGTAGAGTGGAGTAAAACTAGATTAGAGCCGCAATCACAATGTGCGTTTTGTCCATGGGCCGAAATAATAAAATTGCCTGAAGTTTCAAACTCAAAGAAAATTAAAGTTCTTCAAGTATAGTCTTGTAAACTGCCGCGTCTACGTAAATCTAACGTAGCACAATGCAGGCCACCGCTAAGTGTTTGTGCATGTCTCATTCTAATTGTTGCTACAGTAAACCCTTGTTTTTCTAAAACACGTATTAAGTTAGTTTGATCTTCTCCTACAATAACTGTTGTAGGATCTACACTTAGTATGTTCATACCAATATACGGTGAACAAGGACTAATACTACCAGGACCTTCTACAGTAGTAGGATTAACATTAACATCCTCAAAGTAAATTTTATCCCACTTATCAAATATTTTAGGACAATTATTAGGATTTACTCTAGAACTATTTAAAAGAACTTTGCCAGGTGCAAGTGGAATAATAGTACTATCCATATGAGCATAACTGTAAATATGTTCAGCTGCATGTATACGATAACCTCTAGGCTCTAGTGTATTTTTTAACCATTGCATGCCTAAATGATTACCAGTATTGCTAATTTGAAAAAGTATATCTTTACCTAAACGTACACAATTAGGTGCATCGAATATAGGCTCTAAATTAGTTAGACTAGGCTTGCCGTCAATATCTTCAAATTGAAAACTCTCATCTTTTAAAATTGGCTTAGGTGCCGATATCCATTCAACTCCATCTCGTATTGCGTCTAGCATTATATTATGATACGCTCTAGTTTCAAAATATCTACTACGACACGAACTTGGAGTTTCAATAACTAAATTGTTTAGTGGTAATAGTAAGTCTCTTGGACACCATGTATACCAACCTGTTGTTTCCCATTCTGGTGTGCTGTACTTTACGCTATGATCTAATACTTGGGGACGGTGAACTTTTACACCCATACTAGTAAGCAAATCAGACAGCCCTTGCAGATCTTCATTTGCTTCATCTATTAACCATTTTGGATATGGCCCTTCTAGTGGTTTTATATCTTCTATATTGTGATTGCTATAACTCATATTCATAGTGCTATAGTCAACAGTTGGCAACCGTGCATGGTCAGCAATGCCTACGATAATTTCTTCTAAGGGATCCCAATGATTATTTGTTGATATTTGCATAAAAATATTTATTGCATTGTTTTAGACTTTACAGCAACTCTGATAGATACCCACCATTCGTCTGTCCAATTCCATGCACTATGTGGAATTTGTGTATCAAATAATATAATGTCAGAATGATTGTTAATTACATTACCAACTTTTACTGCAACTTCTTTAGAATTAAAACTAGGAACAAACATTCCAATGTAAACACTTGTCCAGTCTATTTCAGTGTACGGCTTTAACTCTACAGTGTCAACATGTGTATATAATTGAGACTGAGGACCTATCCCAATAATGTTTGCATCTATAAATCCAGGTACTGTTTCTAATAACTTAAATGTTTTTGGAAATAATGTATTGTCTACAGTTATAAAATTTAAATTAATATCGTTTCTATCACGAGGATGAACATCAGTTAAATCCGGACTGTCGTCAACATCAAGTACATTTGTAAAATGCGGTAGTAAGTTTTCTACCGACTGTGCTTCTTCTATTGCAAGTTTTTGCACATTATGATAAATGGTTGATGACATATTCTTTGTTCGGTATATTTGTTTTGTTTACTAAGTCTAGTACTTCTTGTTTATTGTTATAGTTTGCAACATCTAAACGTGTTGGATATGTTAAAATATTAACTTCCCAATCTACATCTATTTCTTTAATAAATTTTTCTAAATCTATAAATCCATGCCAATTATTTAAATGCAATACACTGTTTACAGACATACTAAATCCAAGAGTTTTTATTTGATTTATAAACTCTAATATTTGACTCCATTTGCTACCGCTTCGTACTTTATCATTTAGTTCTCCGTATCCATCTATACTAACTATAAAGTGAACCTTTTTAAATGTTTTGAGTAAACTTATTTGTTGCTCGGGCAACAAGAATGTTGCATTAGTGTTATAGGTTACTTCTACGTTTGAAGGGTCTTTTATTTTTTGTAAAATTTTATAATGGCGTGTAGTCATAAGAGGCTCGCCGCCTAAGAATAATATTTTGTTAAGAGTATCAGGAAGTTGTTCTATGTCTCTTCCAGAACGAATATGAAAACTTTTTGGCTTGTCTGGAAACTGTTTTTCAGACCAACTAGAACTAAACTCTGCCCAACACCCGTCACATCTTAAATTACATATATTGTCCAAACCAACTTCTAAGTATTCTATACCAATAGTTTCCATGTCATATGTTTCATTAAATTTTTGACGTAGGCTTTTCTTTCCATTGTCTTCTTCGTACATGCATTTTGAACACTCAGGCAAAGTAGAAACATCTGTTTCTCTTAATTTGTTATATACATCGCTATGCAATATATCAGAAACATTACCATCAAAAATACCTACAGGTTTTTTAAAACGGCAACAAGGAAATATCTTATCGCTATTCCTCAGATTAGTATGTTTCCAAAATGCCGCACACTTTTTCATCTACTCATCCTTTTTATAATCACGTTCAGCGGGATCATCTGTTGTTGGATTATACAAATGATCAGGCAAGTATTCTTCAGGTAAGTTCATTATAATGTCCGAATATCCTATACGATTTACAATAAGAGCTTCTAGTTGCCACCAATCAATACATAAGTCATCGTGCCAATGTCTCCACATAGTTTTTTGAGCTTCATTCTTTTCTATAATTTTTTGGAAATTAAACTCTACATCTTTTGCTATATCTTCGTCATGCTGTCTATTCTCTAATAGATATTTTGCATTTACAACTACAGCCTTCATACGTTCTTCATCATCTTCAATTTTGCCGTAGTGTGGAATAGGTAGATATTCTGCAAAAGTTTTAAAGCCTTGTTGCTCTAAGTAGTCCCATTGTCCTGGCCAGCCTGCTAATATAAAAGGTCGCCTATGCATAGCACAACGCCAAAACTTTTCAGTTAAAAATTGATAATTGCCAGTTCCCCAATAGTTAGGACCTTCACTTACAATATCAAATAAACAATCTTCATATACTCTAGAATCAATAAGTGTAGGATTCTTAACCCATTCAGTTTCTCTAACTTCGTACCAAGGTCTATCAAATTCTTCAGTAGTATAATTACCGTACCACGGCATACAAGTTAAGTATCTATCGTCAACTCGTTTTTCACAATCTACAAGAAACTTTTCATATTTTTCATCTGTCCAATCTGGATAAATTTCTCTTATATAATCTCTGCACCATACTTTATCTGATGGTGCCCAAGGAGGAAAAAATGTATGATCAACTTTATCTGGTACTATACCTTCTTCATACAATCTTGCTAGTAACCCAATACGGTTACAACGATCAGGCATACCGCCGAGTAGTAGTGCTTTTTCTTTTGTAGTATCCCATTCTTGTGGCAAACGGTCCATTAAGTTTCTATATGCGTTCATACATATTCTAAATACATTGTCAAAGAAATAATGTTTAACAGGAAGGCCTTCAAAGTCTTCTCCGTGTCCACTTGCAATATAAAATTCATTAATACCTACACTAGCGGCATAATCTTTTAGATCTTGTATGTGTTTTATAAAAGCATCTTTACGCTTTATTGGTAAAAACCCATCCAAGAACCATAATCCTAATACTACGTTTACACCTTCACTAGCTGCTTCGTCAAGTTGATCTTGTAGCAACTTTGTTCTAATTGGGTCAAATTCTTCATCCGTGAAATAGTTGTAATCGCACATCCATTCCATATTAATAAGTTTACCTTTTCTCATCTGCAATATTCCTTAATTCATCATTATCACTAACGTTTAAGTACTTGTGAAAACTTAATCTATTAGTGTCTCTATCTCTATTGTATTCGTTCCATTTGTCGTCACCTATACCAAACAGTACACAGTCACTTGGTTCAACATCTAAAATATCACATATCTCTAACTGCCGGCTTCTATACTTATTGTAGATATAGTCTGGGTGAAACTGCTTTATTAATTTTCTACCAATGTGTGCAGATGCACGATTAATATATCCAATTTTATTTGTTACAAATAATGGATCGTCATCGTCTTCTCTAGTTAATCGCATACCAATTCTTAGGTGCGCTGCGTACAAACTTTTTGAAAGACTAAATGTAACATCAGTAATACATTTGTGAGTTAAGTCAAATGTAATATCATTGCATACACCCAAGTATGCACAATCTAATAATACTGGAATTCCCATTGCACTACAATTATGTAAAATAAAATCCATGTCTTTATGTTTGTTTCCAGTATCCGAAAAAGGTAAACTTATTATAACAACATCATTTTTGTTTAGCCTGCCATCTTCTATATATTCCCAATCATAATTATTGTTCCTGCAACTTAGTCGATGGTAAAGATATTCGCCTTTAAAAAAGCGGAATCTTTTTGTGCTGTGCTTTGCGTAGAATTTATCAAATGCTTCAGTAGTACCATTAGTATAACATGCATATTTGTACTCATCTAATCCTAGCACACGATTATTATTAGTTGTTGCTATCCATTCTTTGTACTCATTACAAAACTTAGTATGAATATTTTCATCAGCAAGAGCAAGTGCCGGAGTTGTATCTTGAACTAATAGGTTCATTACTTTATCGTCAGCAACACTAAACGCATTTCCAAATGGCATATGTGCTCTATTATATTTGTTAGTCATATATTACCTTTACTGGCAGTTCTTCATAATGTTTTTTATTTAATCTAGGATCATTTTTCCTATGTAATATTTCAGGATTCTTTGGACACATTGCACAAAAACTTTCCGCTTTGCGATTAAAAAATTCTTGTAGTTCTTCGTCAGTGCAATCTGGTGTTAATGCTCTATATTTTAAATAGGGATCCCACTTGCTAGACAAATTGTATGTGTCTGCTGTCATAGGCAAGTATGCTAACGGAGCACACTTATATAAGTTGTTTTGATGTATTTGCCAACAGTCTTGTCCTGTTATACAATTATTCCAACTTTCCTCAGGATCATTATCTTCATAAGGTTCCATATTAGAACCAAACCCTTTATACATTTTATACCATACTACATCAGATTTCCAAAAATCTACATTTATATTGTATTGCTCTTTCCACTCCAGTGCAATGTTTTCAATACCTTTCCAAAGCTCATTATATTCATGATTAGTACCATGTTTGGATATTTTTAATCCGCAATTATTATCAGCAAGTACCTTTGGAAGGTCAGGATACTTATATAATAGCACACCATTAGTTGTTATGTCAAGTCTTTCTAAACTAGGCTTATCCCATTTCTTACGTGTAAGCTCTACAATATCACAAATACGTTTGTTAAGTAGAGGCTCACCACCTAGTATGTCAATTGTTGCTGGTGCTATTCTGTGCGCCCAACTATCGTACCATTCACTTATTTCTTCATAGGTCACAGGAACACTATGCCCGTGATTAGAAAAATGACAACAGTTTTCGCAAGTAAAATTACATGCATGTGCAACGTGCCATTCAAGGTGTGAGATGTGTATCATACTAGTACTTATCGGTAATATACGCAGATAAATATGTTTATGAATGCCTTAGATTTCTATAATGCTAACAAAGACTTTAATGCAACATTACCCGAAGCACCTAGTTATCTTACAACTAACTATGACATTGCAAGTTGGTTATTAAACAAAAGTAACTTTGCTTGGTTAGAACTTGATATTGATATTCCATACGAGTTATGGGCAAGTGAAGCAAAGTCTGCAAACTATGTTAGTCATAGAGGCGATGATCATCCTGGGTGGAATAGTACTTGCATACATGGTATTGATGTTGATAAAACAGGTGCATGGACTAACTACGGAGATTGGACAACGGAAGATGATGTTCCTTATAAGTGGACTAGCCTAAGTGAACATACTCCTAACATAAAAAGTTTTTGGGAAGAATTTCCATATGAACGTTACAGACGTATACGGTTTATGGAACTAGAGTCTAATGGACAGATAAGTCCACACAGTGACGCTCCAGGACGACTACCAGGTGAAGAAGGCATAGATATGTTGGACTTTGGTGTACCTATTAATATAGCAATTACACACCCTCCTATGTGCAAGATGACTTTAGAAGGCCATGGCGTTGTTCCGTTTAGTGCAGGTAAAGCATTTATTATTAATATACGCAACTATCATAGCGTTATAAATAATAGTCTACACACAAGAACACATTTGATTGCTCACGGAATACCCGGTAGTAGAAAAATGGACTTTATAGATTTAGTAGCAAACAGTTACAGGAAACAATATGAAAAGAGACATTAAAATATTAGATATATTTTATGGTAATAAGTGCAACTTGGCGTGTAATCAGTGTGACACTAGAAGTGATCACATACGTGGTAAAGGTGTATTAGATCCAGAGATGGACGAAATTAAAGAAAGTATATACCTTGCACACAAAAACTTTAATGTAAATATTTGGGGAATACTAGGTGGTGAGCCGTTACTGTATCTTGACAAAGTACATGAAATAATTGCATACCTTAGAACACTAGAACCTACAGCAACAATATTCTTTCCTACAAATGGTTCTTTACTAGATCGTAAAGACAATATGGATAAGGTTGTATACCTTACAAAAAAATATAATTTAATGGTTCAAGTATGTAATCATTTTCCAGAGTTTGTAGATAAAACTTATTCCGAAAAAGTAATTGCAAACACTGAAGAACTTGCAAGGCGTTTAGAATTAACTACAGAGGCGACCGCTACTGATTGGTGGGAAAAAGTTATTGACATGAAAGCAGGTGGTCAAGAATGGATCACACACATGAACACCTTAGACTTTTCATATGACATGCTTGACGGCAACGACCGTGGCTGGATTGGCGATGGGTACGGCATATACTATATAGAATCGCCTTACTTTAAAAGTATTACAAAATGGGTAGACGGAATACCTAAACCTTTTGAATCCGATGATCCAAAACAATCTTATTGGAATAGTTGTCCTAGTGGGTTTTGTGCTTTACTTAGAGACAGAAAAATATATAAATGTGCTGCGTTAGGCACATTGGAAACAATGTTAGAAAGGTATGATAGTTTAGATGATCCGGATTGGCAAAAATATTTAAACTATGAACCACTGGACTTAACTAAGTGTACACCTGAAACTATAGATGATATGATGGAAAATATATATTGTCATATAGACGAATGTAGTATGTGTCCTAAAAACAATATCGATGTCAAAAAAGTAGAACAGGAAGTATTACCTAAATTTAAAAAGTATACAATAGATACTATAGAAATTCAGTAACTTGTAATATTACCCTTGGGGTATGTCCAATGTTTGCGGCTCCGTGTAAATCTGTACTAGATTCATATTTAAACACATCGAGCTCTTTATAATCTTTTATCAATTTATCTTTATAAATGAAAACATGTCCTGGTTCAAAATCTTGTAAAGGTATCCAATATCGGTTGCAAGGACGTTCGTGTGTATGCGGATCACTATGCATAGGCATAAATTGACCTGGGTATAGTTTAGTTAACCACCAGTGACATTTATTTTCTAAAGGCAACAACAATGGACCTAAATTTTGTTCTTCATAAACCCACCAATGTACTTGTGTAAGATCATATCCTGCTTCTTCGGCACGTTTGTATTCATCGCTTTCTACAGCAAATGCAGGGGGCCAGTCTCTTGGTCTTGCTTGCCCTTGTGTATCTAAAACACGTTGACGCAACCCAGGATGTATTCTATGTTTCCAGTTACCGACATATTTCATTAGTAATGCTCTAGATGATCAATGCCTAAGATCTTTTTAAATTCTTGGGAAAATTTACAATCTATTCGTAATCCGTATTCAACTTCTTTTGACTCTTCTCCGCCGTGCCAATCTTGGTCATTCCAAAAGGCTGCATTACAGTTGAGGTAGTGTTTATTCTGGGACTCGGGATCCCAAATATAAAAGCCTCTCTTTGTGCGAAAGCGTATATGTATGAATTCATCATTGTGCGGACTATATTGTTTATCATCGTGTACTCCATTATCGGCATCTAAGTCTCTATGTTCAAAAGCTCTGCCATTATGATCGCAATGAAAAAATATAACTCTGCCTATCCGATCAATAATGCCTTGTGTTTGCAAATTTTCTACCCACTCAACTACGCCTGGAAAATAACTTGCTTCTTGCGTTTTTTGTCGTTCGGCACTACGTTCGTTCCAGTCACCTTCGTTCCATAAAAAATAATATATGTATGGATCGTTTGCTCCTAGTGTAGTTTTTAAGTAACGTGTAAAAATATTACGCTGTTTATAATCGCTAAAATCTGTAGGCAATATTTTATTACCTTCAATTTTAATAGGATCGTTATCAGGTAATGCTTGATACTCGTCCCATGCTTTATATATAGGCTTCCAGTCTAGTATGTAACTACTATCTTTCCATTCAAACCCTGGTGCCATCCATGTGCCTTCTTTTGCATAGTCTCTTGCTAGTGCAAAGCCTTTGCATATTTCTGGGTGCAAATTGCGAAACCCTTCAATATCTAGGTGCGGATCTAGATCAATATATTTTTTCCCGCCAATACCTTTTATCATACATATACTTATTCGGTAAGTATTAATATGAATACAACTTTTGAATATTTACACCTCAAATATGGGTTACCCATGATTAATGACGTGTTGCGTAATAAATTTTATAAGAATATATTACAAGACGTTAAGGGTAAACATTGTTTAGAGATAGGGTTTGGATCAGGCATACTTTCTTTACTTGCATTAGAACACGGAGCAAAATCAATAGTTGCATACGAAGAAATGGAAGATACATATAATTTAGGCGTCGAAATAATTAAGAGTTTAGGCTTACAAAATAAAATTACTTTGATAAGTGGTCAATTTACAGCAGATAAAATAAGTCAACATACCAATATTGATTGCATTTTTACAGAAACAATCAATCACACTCTTTGGGGAGAATCATTACTTAATGTAATTGACAGTACATTACCAGAAATTATTCCCAACAAATATTTTTTAGAAGTGCATGCAATTGAGATCAGTGATAACTATGCTAAAAGATTACTTACTAACGACAACAGTATATGCAATCCAGGTATTGCTATCGACGAACGTTTTTCTAAAACAATTAACAAAATATTAAACAAAAAAGAAGTAAAATTAACACCAGGCTTACACGGGTTAACATTTAATAATCTAAGTCAAGTACTAGACGTTTGTGATATACATTATAACCGAAAACCAGAACAAGGCTATAACATAGATATTAATAATCCTGTATCTTTAGAAACTAAAATAGACTGGAGTATAGATTTAGAGTCTACTAAAAATTACTTGTTTATATTTAGAACAGGTATGGAATACAAAGAACATAAGTTATACACCGATGTATGCGACAACTGGGGACCGTTTGCACAATATGCTATAGTAATAAATGCAGACAGCGCATTTAGAATACAGCAAAATTTTAATGATGGTAATTTTATTTTATCATATAACGATCAGCAAATACATTTAATCAAAACAGAAACAGCACATAATTACAATATAACACAAACACAAAATATTAAGGTAGTAAACTTTGAACACTAATTTTTCATATTATTATAACAACGTTCCAGGCAAAGGACTTTGTAGAAACAATTTGATTTACACTAGTCTTATTAGTGATGACAAACAACAGTTTTGTCAATGGTACTATAACGATGAAGGATATCACGGAGGGCATAATCAAGTAGTTGACCCCAGTTTGATGGATGAAAAGTTTGAACGTGAAATAAAGTATCTTAGACTAATGCGTAAGGAGTATCCGCA